GTATTATCAATAAGCCCGATTTGTTTTGTCGCAGAATCAGAATAAGATTGGGAAGTTTCTGAAGAAGAATATTGTCCCCCAACTTGATTAAACACTTTTAAATCAGTTAAAGATAAAACACCATTTTCAGATTGTATAATCCTATTGATTTCTGAAACATTAACATTTTGACCCAATTGTCTAACTGAAGGATTAAAATAATCAGTTATTTTATTAATAACCGAACCAATTACCGCTCCCTGATTTTGACTCGCATCTAAAACAATTGAAACCTCAACAGCCAAATCAATAACTTGAGCAGTCTCAACTGAGATGTAATCATTTAACATTCTGTAGTTGGATAGGTATTCCGCTAAGTTAGTTAACAAGGTATTTGACACAATAGAAGTTAACGCACCTGATGTATCATATGATAACGTCTTAATTTTAATTTTATTATCTTCTTCAACAATCGCCACTTTGGCAGGTGCTCCAAATTGTCCCGGCATTTTTCTAATCAACGCCTCATAATCACTAATTGTAACCGCCCTGTCTTGAGCCGCAAAGTTAAATGAAACAAAGTTTCTAACTTCTTCCAAAGTAGGTAATCCAGCTCCACCAATCGCAGCAGTTACGTTATTACAACTTAATGAATTAACTACCGAAGTATTAGTTGTTTCTGAAGGTCCATTAACAAAGAATGAAACACTACCAACTTGATTAATCACATTAACCCCTAAATTAGTTGCAAGTCCACCACCAACTCTATACTGAATAAACAATGTTGTATTTGGTTTTAATGTAGAACCTAATGAAAAGTTGTTTAAATATGTTTGCATACTTTGAACATTAATTCCATTTCTAGCAAAATCTCTAAGTTGGTCGTCTGCTGAAGTGTTTCCACCACCAAAAGTCATTTTAAAGAAACCTTCAGGTGTAAACTCTGTAATAAATCTATCGTTAGTTGTTACATATTTACCAACTTTAATACCCGGCATATCAGATGGTTTTGTTGGGTCTTCAATAAAAACTCTATCTTGAGCTAAAGCATTAACCTCATACCATCTACCAACTTCACTTATAAATTCTTGAGCTGTTGGTACGTTAGCATAGTTTGTACCGTCTCTTTGAATAACTGAAGTAACTCCTAAAACATTTTTTTCAGGTAAAAATATCTCATAAAAGGGTCTAACATTGTTCGCACTGATTACTTGTTTAAAAACTTTAGTAATCCCATTAACCACCAATTCTCTTTTAGTTATAGTATAATTAATTAATATATTATTACCGTCAAAATTAGGTATTTTTAATCTGTTAGGAAATCCTTGAGAATTATATGGTGAGGAAAAATCAATATCGTATATATTTTCAAAGACTTGTCCCGCACCAATAAACTGACTACCTCTTCTCAATAACCCTTCATATCTTTCATCATCTTTATCTCCATTAGCTGGAACCGTAATAGATAAATCGACTAAAGATACTGATGGACGTTGTCCCGGTAATTTTAAACCGTAAGTTCTGGCAATATTAAAGATAGATGATTTTTGTTGTGCGTATTGCAAAACAGTCTCTTGGATACTTCTATCAATATGGAAATGTAAATTATCCGATATTGCAGCATTTAAATCTAAGAACGCCGAGAAAACTGACGCATCGTTAAAATTATCAATTAAATCAGGATAATAAGTTTTTGTAAAATTTATTAACTCAGTTCTAATTGATTGGAAATCCCTTACCGTGTATGATATTCTTTTTTCTGCCATATTCTTTAAATATTTAAAATTACAAAATCTTTAGAACTAAATACATCATCTGTAATTGTATAATCAATTCTAACTTTTGCAGTATACTCCGCACTATTCAATCCTGGCATCGTATAACTTCTACTAATAGCATCCCCATTTGTGGTTACAATGATATCAGCTTCCTCACTCTCCGCAGCTTTAATTGAAATATTCGTTATTAATAATTGTGGTAAGTATTTCTCACAAGATTCTTTTATTTCTGACTCAATGTTATTAAATGTTGGACTATCTAACGGTTCAAAAATATATTCATATAACCTTGTACCAAAATCAGGTAAAAAGTATCTTGAACCTTTTCTAGTTAATAAAAGGTGTATTAAGTCCGTTCTAATCTCATCATTGGCGGTTTGCGTTAATTTCAAATACTTTCCATCTGTGGAATCGTTGAAAGGGAACGCAATACCATATGTTATACCATTTGCCATATATTATAAATATAGTCTTGTAATTATTTCTTATAAATAGATTAAAAAACAAAATCACGACATTGTGTCGTGATTATTGTCGTTATATTTTTAATTAAGATGAACACCCAAAACAATCAATTTCAATTCCTTCAGGTTTTGGTGGTAAATTCATATTACTATAATCTACCTTTGGAACCTCTATTTTAGGTTGTTTGTTTTTTGAAATGTCAACCGCTAAGTGTTTAGCTCCTGTTGAAATCGCTTTAGTTCTAACATAATAACATAATGTTTTTAAACCTTTTTCCCAAGAATGGAAATGAGATGATGATATTTTTGATAGAGTTGGATTAGACATATAGATATTCATTGATTGAGATTGGTCAACGAACGGTGCTCTGTCAGCCGCCATATTAATCAATTCTTTTTGAGATATTTCCCAAATCGTTTTATACTTATCAATTAAATGTTCGATTCTCTCAACTTTTTTACTGTGATTTTTATCTTCAACATCGAGGTAAGTATTAAAATTAATGTTTTGGATTGAACCCTCATTTATAATAATTTCATTTTTTAAATCTTCACACCAAACTCCTAATTTTTCAAAATCACTAATTAAGTATTTGTTTACTATCATAATTTCACCACCAACAACTCTTCTATTAAATAATGCCGAGTGAGCAGGTTCTGTCATTTCAAATGAACCTGTAATCTTCGCTGAAGACGCCACAGGCATTTGAGCAGTGAACAATGAATTACAAACACCATATTTTTCAACACTGTCTTTAAGTTCCATCCATTTTGACTCGGGCCAAAACAACTCAGTATCTTTTAATCCCCACATATCAAATTGGAATATTCCTTTGGACATTGGAGAACCTTCAAAGAATTTATATGGTTTATATTTCCCGTCTTTACATAACTGATTACTTTCAGTAATTGCCGCTAAGTATATTGTTTCAAAAATATTTTTATTTAATTTTTTTGCCTCTTCAGATGTGAAAATGTAATCCATCAAATAGAATACATCAGCAAGTCCTTGAGTTCCGATAGCAATTGCTCTTTGTTCTAAACCACCCTTAAGTCCTTTTTCAGTTGAATAGTTATTCTTGTCGATTACGTTGTTCAACGCTCTAACAACTTTTCTAACCTCATCAAACAATAATTGATAATCAAACTTACCTCCAACAATAAAGTTCTTTAAAACCATAGAAGATAAAGTACAGATTGCTGTAGTTTCTTCATCAGTGTATTGGTAAATCTCATTACATAAGTTAGATTGTTTAATCACCCCAATGTTTTGATGATTTGTTTTTCTGTTAGCACTATCTTTAGAACATAAATAAGGTACTCCAGTTTCAACTTGTGATTCTATAATCTTATTCCAAATATTCTGAGCACTTACTTTTTTACCTAACCCCATTTGAACCGCTTTGTTGTAGTTTTCTTCGTACTCATCACCAAAACATTCTTGTAAAGGTTTAATACCTGACTTAACAATATCGTTAGGACAGAACAAATACCAATCAGAATTATTTCTAACCGCATTCATAAAGTTATCAGGAATCCATAATGCGGTAAATAAATCTCTCGCTCTTAATTCCTCAGCTCCTGTATTCTTTTTAATTTCAAGTAAGTCCATAATGTCCTTATGCCAAGGCTCTAAGTAAATCGCAGCACTACCAGGTCTTCTACCTTGTTGATTAAAAAATCTTAAACCTTCATTCACAATTTTTAAGTATTTTAATAATCCACCGGCAAATCCTCCTGATGAGTTAATACGACTTTCTTTACTACGAATATTAGACATACATAATCCAATACCTGCAGCGTCAGACGAATAAGTTGAAATATCGTTAAACGATTGTAATAATCCCTCACGAGAATCTGAATTATTGTAATGTAGTACACAAGACGCTAATTGAGGTACTCTCGTTCCCGCATTAATCATAATCGGTGTCGCCTTAGACACCAACTGATTTGACAATGATTGATAATAATCAACCGCTTCCTCAAACGTATTAGTTACCCATAGAGCAACTCTCATATACATATGTTGTGGACGTTCGATTACTTTACCTTGTGGGGTTTTTAACAAATACATTTCTTGTAATGAACGCCAAGCGAAGTAATCGAAATTATAATCATTATCGTGATTGATAATAGAATCTATATTATCAGAACCATAGTCATTAATAATCTCAATTAATTTATCGTTTACTATTCCTTCTTCAGATAAGAATTTCATAGTTTCAGAAAAACTATCTGAAGTTTCTTTATGGTATGAAGAGATTGCAACTGACGACGCTAATCTAGAGTAATCGTGGTGACTTCCTGTATATGCAGCGGCAATTTCATATATTAATTTATCTAATTCTTTTGTTGTGACTAATCCTTCAGTTGGTACTGAAGTAATCACTTTAATGAATATCTCGTCAGAATTAACGTTCAACCCTTTGGATGCTCGTTTTATTCTTTGATATATTTTTTGGGGGTTGAACGATACATCGTCACCCTCTCTTTTTGTTATTCTTAATGACATATTTTTTATTTTTATTTATTAAAAATCATCCGTAAATGATAGTGATTCCCCTAATTTAGCCTTTTGGTATTCCATTGTTCTTGATTCAAAAAAGTTACCTTTTGTTTCAACAGCAATTTGTTCCATAAATTTAAACGGTTGTTCTACATTAAATTCTTTTTTACATTCAAGTTTAACTAATAAACCATCAGTAACAAATTCAAGGTATTGTTTCATTAAATTAGAATTCATTCCAATAAGTGAAACCGGTAAAGATTCGGTGATAAATTCTTTTTCAATCTCCAACGCTGATAATAAGATTTCTCTGATTCTTTTTTCACTTGGTTTGTTTTCAATGTGATTATTCAATAAATGAATCGCAAAATCACAATGTAAGTTTTCATCTTTGAATATTAGACTATTTGCATTACATAATCCTTGTAAGATTCCTCTTGATTTTAACCAAAAAATTGAACAGAATGAACCTGAGAAGAAGATTCCTTCTACCGCCGCAAAAGCTATTAATCGTTCTTCAAATGTAGAATTTTTAATCCAATCTAACGCCCAAGTAGCTTTTTTCTGAACTGCTGGTAATTTATCAATTGCGTGGAAACATTCGTCTTTTTCATTAGCATCTGAAATATAAGTATCAATCAATAATGAATACATTAAAGAGTGGATATTCTCCATCATAATTTGAAACCCGTAAAAGAATTTTGCTTCAGGGTATTGAACTTCTTTTAAAAAGTTTTCTGCTAAGTTTTCATTAACGATTCCGTCTGATGCTGCGAAAAACGATAATACATTTTTAACGAAATATTTTTCGTTATCGGATAAGTTTTCCCAATCTCGAATATCATTTGACAAGTCTACTTCTTCTGCCGTCCAAAACGCAGCTTGATGTTGTTTATAATACTCCCATATATCGTTGTGTTCAATGGGGAAGATGACGAACCTGTTGGGATTTTCTACCAATATTTTTTCCATAATAATAATTTTTTTTAAGATTGTTTTTGTTGTTCTCTTTGTTTTCTTTTTTCCAAGAGTTCTTTCACTCTATCTCTCTTTTGTTCCTCTTTTTGTTCACCAAATCCTAAAAAGGTAACAGAACTTTCAGTATCGATTTCGATAAGTTCATTATCAAACTTACAGTTTTCAAATACAACACCATCAGTACCAATACGAGATTTTGTAATTGCGATAGTCGCCAGTTTCATTTCTTTTTGTTGTAAAGTTTTAGCCACGGAAATGATAACGTGTCCAACTTGAGCTTTTTTAATAGACCCACCCATTTGGTCTGTAGTAACCACTTCTGAAGAAATTGAAGAACGGTTTCCTTGTGTTGCAGTCCATCCAACAATGTTCAACTCGTGACACATTGATTCAAAACCTCTCATTACCGAACCTTCACTCTTCCACTCGTCACCAAGATTTTTGTCAGGAACAACGCAATCAATATAATCTAAAAGAATCATATCAATTTTATTTCCTTCGGCAATCATTTTTCTAACTTGATTTTTGATTTGAGTCATAGTTAAAGTGTCAGAAGGTAACTTCTTAAGGGTTAACTTGTTAACCATAGTTTCCTTAATTTCAGTGATTTTCGCCATCACCTCTTCTTTTTGTGTTTGTAAATTGTCAGGAGCAATTCCTGTCCAAAGTGTAAAATGTTTTCTCTGAATAATCTTAGGATTATCTTCAAAGAATATTTGTAATATATTATAACCTAAGTTAAATCCGTGATTCGCAATCTTGGTAAGTAATGTTGATTTACCTACCCCTGTTGGAGCTAAGATAACCCCAATCTCTCCTTTAGCCAAACCACCCTTAAGTAGTTTGTCAATACCCGGTATTCCCATAGGAACCGGATGTCTATAATCATCATTTAAAACCTCATCTAAATTATGAAATACATCTTCCGTACCTTTATCGACTTCCCCAACTTGTAACGCCTTACTAACCATCTCTTCAAGAGTATCGTAGTTTTCAAACTCCCCACCATCAATTATTTTTTGTGCTTTAGTCATAACTTTTTGTAACTCTTGTTGTTTACAGAATTTCAAAGCTTTTTCTTGAACATAAGTACTTCCTTCAAGAGGAGCTTCCATAACCTTAGTAACCGTATCTAAAACCATTTTAGCAGCTAATTCCTGTTGGATTTCTGACTTAGCAATTTGATTTAAAGTTTCAAAAGAAGGACTTGATTCGTACTTTTTGTAATATTCTTTAACCATCTGAATGATTAATTTAAAATACTTATTTTCAAAATAATTTAGTTCAATAACATCAATAATTGAGCGAGCGAATTCTTTGTCAATGATTACTTGATTAAGAAGTTGTAATTGAAAGGTTTCCCCTAAATAATTAAAATTTTTGCCTGAATTCATACTCTATTTTGTTTGTGTAATTGATAAATATTATACCGAAAGTGGAAGTCCGAGATATTCGTAAGTTAATTCATCATCTGAAAAAATGTCAGTCAATCCCTTTAATATATTTTTTAGGAATGGACGTACATCAACAGTATATCTTACCTTTGGTGGGTACATTTTCGCATTAAATTGTCTGTGACAAATTGTCTCATCCCCAACCTTAATAAACAGATTGAAATTCTCATCGTCTTCAGTCATCGATGTTTTTAAGACATTAGCATTATCAATAATTTGATTCATATTATCCACCATATACGTTACGGTTTTCATTTTCAAATCATAATGTAAGTCATTTTTAATTTCTCTAATGAACTCATAGAATTCGATTGAGTTTTTTGCTTCGGAATTATAACCTCTTACATTGTAAAAACGTTGTACAATGATTCTATCATTCAACGTTAAAAGGAACTCCATTTTTGTCATTTCTTGCTCTCTCATTTTTATATTTTGTTTGTATTAAAATTTCTTTTTTCTTTTCTTGTTAATTTCATAAACGGTTTAAGGAAGTTAATCCACGCATCATCCGTATTTGGTAGGTATTTGAAGAGTCCGTTTTCCATCATCATCTTCATTAGGTTTTTATACCCCCTACCATCAGGGTCTAAACTCTCACGGTAATATAACTCAACCAATTGTTTGGCATCATCAGTTATTAAAGGATTTGACAAATCTACTATTTTTTCATTGATTTCAAAGAATTCATTTCCATAAATTCCTGTTTTTGTTTTTCCCGTTAACAAGTTGTTTAAAGCAGTATTATTTTTATCTGTTTCAAATAACGTTTGAGCCCTTGTTAAAATATCAGAAACATTTACCGTACTTTCAAGTAGCTCAGGAAATAATTTAACCAAAGTTTTCTCTCCTAAGTAATAGATGCCATCTATGTTATCAGATTTATCTCCCGATAATATTTTATAAGTCTTAATATTTTGATGTGGAAATTCATAATGATAAATTTTAATCTTATCACCATTTTTATACGTCGTTTTAGTGTTTGGGGAGTAGATAGAGACACGTTCTGATATTAGTTGTGTTAAGTCTCTATCACCTGAAAATATAGTCTTATTTTCGTCAGGAGACACTTGACAGTAATACGCAATTAAATCATCCGCCTCATTATTGTCAATGTCTATCTGTCTTACAAACATTTCTTCCAAATATTGTTTAACCCTTTCTTTCTGTTGTGTGAAAGAATCTTCTTTATAAACATTAGAATGAGAATGTCTGTTTTCTTTATATCGGGGGTATAATAGTTTTCTTGCTGAAGAACTTCCTTCTCCGTCCCAAAACACAACTACCTTATCGTAATTATATTCTTCAATGAATTTACGGAGGGTATTAATGAAGTGCCAAATGGCTCCAACGTGTTCCCCCTTATGGTAAAAATCTTTTACCCCGTGAAATCCTATTTTTAGTAAATTATTACCATCAACTAATAATGTTTTAGTCACTTATTTTTATTTATTCGTTATAAAATATTGTTACTCTTCTTCAACTCCTATGGGTTTGTGTAATAACACAACTTGTTTACCCAAAGTCTTCTTTTTCTTCTTTTAAATCAAAATCACCGTCAGTCCCAATAATATCTTTCCAATAGTCAGCATATTCTTTTTTATACTTTTCTATATTGGTTTTTTCCTCAGTAGTGTCTTTACCCGCAATAAAACCGTGTGGGGTTACAATTATCTTACCATCATCATACCCAAGCCCGTTAATGTGATTCTTCATAACAGATACTTTTGTTCTTGACGCAAATTTAATCGTTCTCTTATCTTTAGTCGCGGTTATTTTAGTAGTACCAGCACCTTTTTGATTACCAAATAAAAATACTAATGATGAATTTAACCAAATCGCTTCACCACCCTTCGCTTTAATCTTAGGTTGTCCAAATGGATTATCGGGTAATTCCACCCAAGGTTGGTTAACAATGATTAAAGTATTTTCATATTTAGAGTCCGCTTTACGAGAACCTGAAATACGTTGATTAATACCCATACCTATTTTATCCGCCAATGTAGAGGCGTTATGCTGTTTACCTCCCTTTCCTTCGTATGTCATTTTACAAGGAACCGAACCAACAGAATCCCACATAAAACATAAACTATAATCTAACTCACCTTTTTCTTGTGCATCTAACAATGAATTAATATAATCAGTAATTTGTTCAATATAGTCAAAGTTATTATTGAAGATATAGAAACCATCCCAATCTAATTCGCCCGTTGTCTCATCAACCACTTCCTCACATTCAAACCCCATAAGTTTTGCGTGTTCAAAACTCCATTTTTGTTCGGTAATAATAAACACAGGAAGTATCCCTTTCTTCTGAGCATCTACCGCAGTTTTTACCAATGCTGTTGTTTTACCTGTATCAGAGTGACCCAAGAACATATTTAAATGTCCAATCGCAGGACCTGGTAATCCCACAGCATCCAAAAAATCAGGACCTAAATCAAAGAATCTTTGTGGTTTATATTTTGCAGATGTTGAGAATTTATCTTTAATCGATTTAAAATCGTTTTTTTTAATTGCCATAAATGTCTAAATTATTGTTTTTTTTAGTTAAAAAATAAGAGTTTAGACATTATTTTAGACATTGTCCCAAATAATTATCTAAACTCATTAGTAATATTAGAATGGCATATCTTGGTCAGGTTCTGCATTCTCTTGTGGGTCTTTATACGATGAGGCACTTGAACCTCCACCCATACTCATTTCTTCCGAAGTAGAATCACTATAAACATAACCTCCTTTGTCAGAATCCCAACGTGGAGTTTCTCCTCGTGCGATTGCTTCTAAGTAATCAGTTGGTTTTTTAGAATAAACATCTCTCCAAGTTAATTCATCATTAACCCAAGCATTTGATTGTACTTTATCTTCGTGTAATGGTTGAGCATCATCATACATAATTGTTTGGATGATTGTATAATCTTTACCTTTTGGTGTTTTGGCTTTAGCCAACTCAATGATTAAATCTCTACCTTTTTCAGGGTCAGTAATATCACCTTTGTTTCTCCAAATAGGAATGATTTTATCTAACACACCTTCATTTTTGTAGTTGTGTTTGAAACGCCAAAATTTAACACCGTCTTCAGGTTTATCTCTGTCGATTACTTTAACAATGTAAAATTTACGTGGTTTGTATTGTTTTGCAAGTTCTTTGTCAGACTCTTTACCTGTAGAGGTAAGTTCTTCGTGAACTTCACTTAATGGAGAACGCTCGTTGTCGTTCTTTGCTGGGTCATAAAGTTTATTCCATTGACCACCTACTTGCATTTCGTGAAACCAAGCCTCAACAAATGGTGAATTACCATCTTTTGTTGGGAGGATTCTAATACGTTTTTGAGCGGAATTTTGTCCTTGTGGGAGAATCGCCGCGAAGTACTTCTTCATGCGTTCATCCATAGACATTTTGTTGGAGCTACCTCCTGACTGTTGTGACTTCTCGTACTGAGCTAAGACAGAATCTAATGTTGACATCATAATAATTGTTTTTAAAATTTAAGTTTTTGTATACTCAAATATATAACCAATTATCCGTTTTGTCAAACTTAAAACCCGAAATTCTTTTTAGGTTCAGGACTAAAAGATGTCTTAATTTCTGATGGTGTAAAATTCTCAACATCGTCAGTAGTTAGAACATATTCATTTTTACCTGATTTTTCCATATCACTTTCTTTATCGATAAAAAAATCAGTTAATTTTTGATTATAAGGACCTGAGTCTAAACTTCTCAGTTCTAATTTTTCTTGTGGAGTTTTTGGACGATATTTTTCTAATTTCTCTTCTAATGAATTAACTTTATTCATAAGTTGGTCCATCTCACTTAATTTAGATTCTAAATTTTCAAGATGTCCAAATAATTGTTCAAAATATTGGTCTTGTTTTTGACCCATATCTTTTTGAGTAGTAACTAATTCTGTTATATCCAATTCTTCCGAATCTTCATCACTCTCAGATTCTTCACCTTTACCTTCTGAGTCAATTTTTTCAACATCAGGGTCGTTTTCAACATCTATAGGTGTAGTTGGTTCTACAGGTGGTGGTGGAGGTGGAGCTCCTGCTGCGGCGGCGTCTTCAGGTGCTGGTGGTAAACCACCCGCTAACTCGTCTTGCTCAACAATATATTTGTTAATACTATTGTATCTATTTAATTCTTCTAAAATTTTTTTATCTATCGACATATTCTTATCCGTTTAATAATTGTTTAACACCTGTAAGTGTTTCAACTTGAACTTTTTTATTTTTTGACATTACGTGGTCAACTCTTTCGATTAAACCGTCTTTCATTCTAACAGTATAACAATCCCCACTATCTAAATCGCAAACTTGTTTAGTTCCATTCCCCATATCTTTCTCGGTAGTTCTTACTTGTTTACCTAAATAA